TGCCATGTCATCCTGTCTAGTACGCCGTGCTTGATTGCGAAGTTGATCTATTGCTATTTGATACTGTTGCTGCCAGACAGGAAGAGTATTCCAATCTTTCATATACATAGTAGCTTCTACCATGCATCCAGCAAAGAGAGCATCATAGCAATACTCACTAAAGTAGTTTGTGGTTGTTACGCTAGTTCCCGTAGCAGAGGCAAGGGCAAGCGGCTGTGACTGTGATTCTATTTCTACTGTAAGTACAGAAACTGGGGTAGGAACAATCTTAATACTTGAATTGTTTTTGCGTGTATAATACCGGGGCGTTCCGGTGGAAGCACTTACAGGCCAGTAATCATTTACATACTCTGTTGTTCTCTGCAAGAGATTAGTAACAGAGGTGCCGTTGCTCACAACAAAATTAACATTGCGTACAACTAAAGCTCTGTCATTTAAAGGAATAGCCCCTGCGTTTCCGCCAGAGACTGATACACTATTGTATTCATTAAGACCTACATCATCTAGGTCTTTGACAAGTCTAAACTCTGTCTTTTTGACAAAAGCAGATACCTGCGTAGAAAACTCTGAAGAGTCATTCTCCGTTGTATTGATTAAGTCTGTTTTTAGATAAGCAAAGTCAGGCATGACTAGCCAAGCATAGCAGTTAGAACGCAACCATCGGTAGGACCAGAAATACTAACCACACCGTATACTGCAACACCCATGTCTCCAATATAAATATCAGAAGCTTCATTGGCTGCTACCTGAAATTTAATAGCTGTTCCTTCAGCAGTCTTGTTTGTAATCTGACGTTGACCTTTAATAGAATAAGAACCAGCCGCTGTTGCCAAAGCATGAATAGCCATGATACGAGTAGTGCTAGGAATATTACTATCAGCAGTGCCGTTGCTTCCAACAGTCGTATCTGTATCTACATATTTAAGAACAGCATCTCCAGTAGCTATTCCAACTTTAATATTTGTAGGCATTTAATTCTCCTTTAAGAATTAAGAGAGAGTGGCCGAAGCCACCCTCCCTCATTAGCTGATTAACCAGCACTACCGTACCAGCCACGCCAATCCGAAACACCGAAGCTATAACGCTCCCGTGCCTTGAACCGAAGGTTGCCGGTATCGAAGTCTGGCTCCATCTTAGTCTGAAGCGGTGAACGAACGAACATTTTGGTTCCGTTCGGCACATCCGTTTTAACAAACCATGCATCCGTATCAGTGAAGCGACGGTTAATGAAGAAACCTTCAGGAACCATGCCCATGTGACGGGTAGCATTAATGGCGTTGTTGTTCGGATTACCACTGGCAGCACTCGTCTGAGTGTTACCGGGACTAGAAAGAACACGATCTGCAACCGCCCAGTAATCAACCGGGATGTGCAGTGAAACAGCACTTGCACCAACCAGAATACCACGATCATCTTTGGTCTTCTGAATAGCCGTCAGGGCCGTTTCAAGAGTTGCTTCCGACAGGTCAGCCGCACCAAGAAGGTTAGACTGAAGACCATCAGAAATCGTCGGATGAGAAGCCGAGAAGAACGCAGCACCATCACCAATGAGATCAGAGAAACCATTGTTGTAGATGTTAGCGGCTTTTACCTGCTTGGTGTTTGCCATCGCACGGGCAAGACCTCTGGCACGAAGCTTCGCAAACGTGTCATACAGGTTATCTTCCATAGCTTCTTCAGTGACAGCAAAAGCAAGCGCAACGGTTTCCGCCGTATAACGGGCCGTGTAGCTTTCCTGTGCATCATCATAAGAAACCGAAGCACCCTCGCCTTTGGTCGGCGCAGTGCCAAAGCCAGTGAAGAGGACTTCTTCTTCAAAAGCTCTGTCCGAGTTTTCTACTTCATAAAGAGGTTCATGTTCATTGTTGACCTCTCCATACTCCATTCCAAATACGGCGTTAAGACCGGGAAGGAGTTCTTTGCTAATACTAGCTCTATTAATAGCCATAATAAATCCTCCCTATTAAGCCGTAGATGCCGTGGCCGTTACGAAACGATCACGGTGATGGTTAAGCCATACTTCCACAATCGGGAAAGCATCAGAATCTTTTTCATCAGGATACTGAGCTTTACCAATAACACGTACAGCAGCAGCAGCTTCCGTACCAGACGCACCATCAAGGTAGTAACTGGACTGACCCGTTCTAGTGTTACCGGAAGAAGCTGTGGAGCTTACGGTTACATTGTAGTTTTTGACAATAGCCAACTCTCCCGCCGAAAGCGACAGAGAAGCCTGAATGTAATACGTCTGATCGGGATCAGTGATTACAAAGAATTTAATGTCCGTGGCTGACACTCCACCCGGCCAATACCGGGAGAATTTCTGCTCTCCATTTTCGACATACTGACAACCCATGAACACACCAGAGGGCTTGAGCGTTGCAGCGATATACGGAGAAATCGTTGCAAAGTTCGCACCGGGAAGCACAACCGGATCGCCGGTAAAGATGCTATTGGTGGGCGACTGAGCCTGACCCGTTGAGGTCAGAGTAATCATGTCGGTGACGGCTTCGTTATTGTAGCCACCACTTTTCTTGCGAGCAGGAATGAAACCACGAAATGCTTTAGTAGTAGACATGTTTCATCTCCTTAGTTATAGGGAATCTAGTCCTGAAAGGACGGTTGTTTTCCCCGTGTTGTTACAGAACGACTTGTATTGGAAATAGGAAAACGAGAATCAGAATTTTTCATCAACTGAGAGTTGACTGCATCCATCTGATCATTTGATTTACCTTCATAAAATTTCCTACGAGCGTTCACTTTTCCGGCTGGCATTTTAACCAAGGCTACATCACCTCGACACACAGAGCCTTGATACCTGCCTTCATCCCTCACGAAGGATGTTAGAGCCATTTCAGGAACTTCATCTGGAGTTACAAACACCCATCCTGCCTGTAGTTTCTTACCGACATTGCTGATGTCATCTTTACCCTGAAGGGAGATTCGTATCCAACGTAATGCCATACCTTCATTATCAAAACGTGCTTGCACATTTTCTGGAATGGTAAGGACATTGGGTTCTTCAAAGGTCCAGTTGTCTTCTCTAGTATTCTGTTCTCTCATGTTCTCACTACGTGATTCATTTCGTGTCATATTCTTTCCTCCACGCTTACATATTTATATTAGTATATTCGCCATCAGCCGAAGTTACCTTCAGCTTTTCAGCGGCATACTGTTCAAGTGGGATACCCCATTTATTAGCCAATCTCACGTCTTCTTTTGAGAGCTTGACTTTTTTTCCTGAGGACGGAGACGAGCGTGAAGCCCCCGACACCACTTGAGCAGGTTGTGACGTGCCTGAGTTATTTTTTTCCTCAGTTTCCTGCACACGATTTGAAGTTTGACTAAAGGCCATTTCAAGCCGTCGATCAATTTCTTCGTAAAATTCTTCATCATTTGGATTATATCCTTGTTCTTTTAGTTCAGCATCTAGTGCAAGGGCGGCTGCTGTTTTAACTGTATCTTCACCAAACCACTTATTTTTTTCAGCCCACTCATTAGCTCTAGGATCGTAGCTAGGCTGTTGTGGCTGAACAGCTTCTGGAATAATTGCTGCTTGTTCTTCTTTTTTCTTTAATTTACTTGCAATATTATTTTTATAAGTTTGAACAGTTTTTAAATCTGATTGAGCATTGTTTAAAATTTCTTGTGCTTTAAGAACTTTTTCTTTATCTCCCTCATCAAAAGCTTCCATATAAGCCTGTCTGGCAAGTTCGATATTTTGAGTTAGCTGTCTTTCACTAGCATCAAGACTACGAGTTGCAATGCTATCTACTTCATTATCTTTAGCTTTAAGATTATTTTGAAGTTCTTTATTTTGTTCTACAAGCTTTTGAATTTCTTCTTCACGTTCTTTGCGCTGCCTAATTAGTTGTCTTATTCTTTTTTCAGCACCCTTAGTTTCTATACCTTCAAGTTCTTTAGGCTGCTCTTCTTTAACTTCTTGAACAACCTCTTCAACAACTTCTTCCTGTGTTTCTTGAACAGGTTCTGCCTGTAGCTCTTCTTCTATCTGTACTTCTTCTTGTTCATCTTCTTCAACTTCAAAAGCAACCTGTGTTCCTTCTTCATTGTCTTCTGAAACTGTAACGGTTTCCCAACCATCATTATCGTTACTCATTATATTCTCCGTTGTTTACGAAACAAACGATTTACGTTCATTATATTATATCACACTATAGTGATTTTCCCAAATTAGTTAGAACCTTTTCCTAAATTAAAGGTTGGATCAAGGTCTTTAGCATCTTCTACTTTCATAATAATCTGATCATCAAAGAGAAGAATAAGCCTGACACCCTTATAAAATAGCTTGGTTCCTGCATGTTTACCGTAGCAGACATAATCACCTACGTTACACCATGCTCCTGCTGGGAATTTTTCTTTATCCATATATGCCAAATTTCCTAACGCTAAAACCTGTGCGACAGTGGTGAGATAAGACATATCTTCTTTAGTAGAATCTGGTAAAAGAATACCACCCTTGGTTACGCTTTTAACTGTAACTGGTCTTACCAAGACATGAAATCCCGGTAGGGTGGGTAGTGGGCTGGGATCGGGGGCGTCATCCTCAGTAATCCACATATCGTTTTTTAGTGCGCCGCCTAAACCTACTTGTTGCATCTCTAGTTTTCGTCCTCCATATATATTCGTTTTTTTACAAGGTCTGTTAAATTATCTCTTGCCCACTCTAGGCTAGAGATAGAACCAACAATCTGTCGATAGTGCGAGTAATCTTCAGCAGAACCATTACCCAGTGCTAGTCTTAGATTGTTAATTTCTTTATTGTACTCTTTTATTACTTCGTCCCAAATTTCCATACCTAGATGTACATAGTACTCTTACGGCTAGGTTTGATTGGCTCTGGGGTTTCCCATGTTTCTTTGGGCCACTCATTAAGCGAACTACGTGTGGTACGTCCACCTGTAATACCTTCAGCATAGGGATCGCCAAAACTTTTTCCGGTATCCTTTACGTGTTCAGGATATCCTTTACCTTTCTTCATCATTAATCATCTCCTGTTGTTGTTGAACAGCCATTTGTACAAGAGCATTTAAAGCCTGTGTATCCATGTCTGCCTTTGTTTGCATTTCTTTATCAAGCAGTTCTTTTATATTACTTAGTACCTGTCGTTCATCTTCTTTATTTAGTTTAAAGTCTTCAATGATTGCTTTGGTCATAAGTTCCATTTGTTTTAGTTTTTCTTTGCTGGAACGATTAGCATCTGCATTATCACGTTTAAGGTTATCAGTAGCAGTTGCTTTCATCATGCCAATGATCTGTTCATTTTCTTCAAGTTCAAGCTTCTTATTCTTTAGCTCAAGCTCTGCTGCATTGGTTGCTGTATCTGCCTGAAGCTTCTGTTTCTCAAGTTCAACCTTGGCCTGTTCCAGAGACACAAGCTGTTGTTCAGGAGACTCGGCCATGCCCATTGCCTGATTAGCATTAAGAATTTGTTTAGATGCTTCGGCCATAGCCATTTCAGCAGCGGCAGGATTGTTCATTTGATCAGGAACCTGTTGTAGCATTTGTTCTGAAATACCACTCATCTGTTCCTGATACTTCATTACAGAATGTTCTTGAATGTTAGCCTGAATAATTGGAGCCACACGTTGCATGATTGGATTAGCACCATTAACGGGGTCTTGTAGATAAGCCATCTTTACCTGTATATGTGCATCATGGTTC